ATAAAGAAGGCAACGTAATACCCCAAGAAAAAGATCATGCTACTTGTCATTTTGCAAAGTCTGCTACTATATTCAAGGAAACTAGAGATGTTGTTGCAAAGAGTGCATCATATGTTAGCATGAGACAACATTGGAGAGAGAATGAATAGTCAAAATGTTCTAGTGTCTGTGCCTGTGTACACTAAGATACTCGACATTGATAATGATAAACTAAAAAGAATAATACAAAATCATAGACAGGTATTTGATAAGGGAAACTCGTCTAATGTAAAGGCATGGAACAGTGCTAAGAATACACATAAGATAAACCCTCACTTCCAACCTTATATTGATGAGATACTGTCACATATCAAGGGTATCAAACAATATGATAGAACATTTTGTGGGTTCGCAGGGTTTGAGTCAACATTATATCTAAGAGATTTCTGGGCAATCATGTATGATAACTCTGATTATACCAAGAGTCATCAACATTTCCCATGTCCATATGTTGCATCATATTATGTTGAAGCAGATGAAAATTGCTCACCGATACATTTTGATGGTGTGCAGACGTTGAAAATTATGCCTGAGAGTGGTATGCTTATAGTGTGGCCAGGTACTCTCTACCACTCAGTCCCACCTACACATGGAAAAAGGACTGTCTTAGCAATGAATCTTCTAGTGAAAAATGAGTGATTTTATATGGGTTGAAAAATACAGACCCAGAACAATTGATGATTGTATTCTCCCTGATGGTATCAAAAATACCTTCAAGGAGTTTGTCAATGAAGGTGAGATACCTAACTTGTTGCTTGCAGGTCCGCCTGGTATCGGTAAGACGACAGTGGCGAAGGCATTATGTGAACAACTAGGGTGTGATTATTATGTTATCAACGGTTCTGACGAGGGTAGGTTCTTGGATACGGTACGTAATCAAGCGAAGAACTTTGCGTCAACGGTCTCTCTCACGTCTGGTGCGAATCACAAAGTCATTATCATCGACGAAGCAGACAATACCACTTCCGATGTACAACTCCTTCTTAGAGCGAACATTGAGACATTCTACAAAAACTGTAGATTTATATTCACTTGTAATTACAAAAATAAAATCATCGAACCACTCCATAGCAGGTGCTCTGTTGTGGACTTTAGTATTAGTAGACAGGATAAACCATCTATCGCAGCACAATTCTTCACAAGAATAAATCAGATACTAGAAGAGGAGAATGTAGAGAGTGATAAGAGAGTTATAGCAGAACTAATAAACAAGTATTTTCCTGATTGGAGACGTGTACTCAATGAGTGCCAGAGATATTCTGCAGGTGGTAAGATAGACACTGGAATACTAGCAGTTCTTACTGACTCTAATGTAAAAGAACTTGTTGACTATCTCAAGAAGAAAGAGTTTCCAAATGTTAGGAAATGGATAGTTCAGAACCTAGATAACGATACTAATGCTATACTTAGAAGTGTATACGACTCAATCTATGAGTCGATGAAACCAAAATCAATACCTGAGGCAGTATTGATTATTGCTAAGTATCAATATCAGTCTGCCTTTGTTGCTGATCAAGAGATCAATCTGTTGGCAGCATTGACTGAGATCATGTGTAACTGCGAATTCAAATGAGTCCATTAAAAGATGAAACACCAGAAAAAAGAAGGAAGTATCAAAGACAAAAGTATGTAGAAAATAATGGTCGCTGGCATAGAGAATACTACGAAAAAAATAAAGAAGAAATAAGGAAAAAACAGAAAGAATACAATATAAAAAATAGGGAACGTAATAAAAAAAGAGAGAAAGAGCGAAGACAAACACCAGAATATAAAGAATACTACGAAAAAAATAGAAAAAGAATAAGAGGAAAACAGTCTGAATGGGAAAAAGAAAATAAAAAAAGAATAAACAAAAGAAGAGCAGAACGTTATAAAACTGATATTCAATATAAATTGACAAGAGTACTAAGAGGTAGATTTCGTGGAGCATTAAAAAGGTATTTGATAAATTCTAATACCAAGACTAAGAATGGAAGTGCTGTTCAAGATCTTGGTTGCACAGTAGCAGAATTAAAAATATACTTAGAAAATAAATTCAAAGAGGGTATGACTTGGGAAAATTGGGGAAGAGATGGTTGGCACATAGACCATATAAAACCAATAAGTAGTTTTGATTTATCAAATCCAGATGAAATAAAAAAAGCAGTCAATTACACAAACTTACAACCTTTATGGTGTCATGAAAATTGTAAAAAAGGTGATAGGTATTGAAGATTGTGAAAAAAAATGCTACAATAAATTATAACTGCGAATTCAAATGAGCAAATTTCTTGTGACTGGTGGGTCTGGTTTTATCGGTTCCCACATAGTAGATCACCTACTAAAAAATAAAAACCATGAGGTCGTTGTTATTGACAACGAATCTGCTGTATCTAATGAAAAATTTTATAACAACCCACTCGCTGAGTATCATTCTTTTGACATCCGTGATATGGATGCTTGCTATCCTCTATTTGAGGGTGTGGATACCGTCTTCCATCTAGCAGCATTCAGTAGAATACAAGTTGCAATGCAAAACCCACAGGCATGCATTGAAACTAATATTCAAGGCACCATCAATATGTTGGAGTGTGCAAGAAAATGGGGTGTGAGAAGGTTTGTCAACTCATCCACTTCATCACTCTATGGTTTGAAGAATGAACCACCTCTTAGAGAGGACATGCCTACTGATTGTTTGAATCATTACTCTGCTAGTAAAAGATCAGCAGAGGTCATGTGTCAGATGTATTATAACTTGTATGGTTTGAGAACTATCACACTCAGGTACTTCAATGTATATGGTGATCGTCAACCACTCAAGGGATTGTATGCTCCTGTAGTTGGTCTCTTCTTAGAACAAAAGAAGGCAGGTAAACCACTGACTATAGTTGGTGACGGTCTACAACGTAGAGACTTTACACATGTCGATGATGTGGTAGAGGCAAACATGTCTGCTATGATGTGCAACTTCTCTGGCATAGAAATCAACATAGGCACAGGTAAGAACACATCTGTCATAGATCTTGCTAATATGATATCAGACAAGATCGAATATATACCAGCAAGACCTGGTGAAGCAAGAGAAACACTTGCTGAAATCTATAAAGCAGCAGTTGCTTTGAACTGGTTCCCTCGTAAATCAATTGAAGACTACATTCATGAAGAACTTGAAAACACCCCTGCGTTATCCTGGCGGTAAGAGCAGAGCAATCACAAAGATCAGTGAGTTCTTTCCTGATCTTAGTAAGTATGAACAATTCAGAGAACCATTTCTAGGTGGTGGGTCTGTCTCCTTGTGGGTGACCAAGACCTACCCTGACTTGAAGATATGGGTAAATGATTTGTATGAACCATTATATAATTTTTGGGTGCAGTTACAGTCAAGTGGTTCTGAGATGCAAGATATATTATCTGATATAAAAGGAGAAAATCCTGATCCTGATAAGGCAAAAGAATTATTCATAGAGTGTAAGAATCAAGTGTCAACTGGTGACGATTTAGATCGTGCAGTTGCTTTTTATATTATCAACAAGTGTAGTTTCAGTGGACTAGGAGAGAATAGTTCTTTCTCAGCACAGGCAAGTGATTCTAACTTCTCTATGAATGGTATAGAGAAACTATCAGGTTATCAAAATATAATCAAAGATTGGGCGATAACAAACTTATCTTATGAACACATGCTTGATGGTAAGGATGCTTTTATATACCTTGACCCACCCTATGAGATAGGATCTAATCTTTATGGTAAGAAGGGTGGCATGCAGAAATACTTTCATCACACTAGATTCTCTGAAGCATGTAGTAGTTCAGATAATAATATGCTTGTCAGTTATAACTCATCAAATCTAAATAAAAGAAGATTCGCTGATTGGAATGCAGCAGAGTACGATCACACCTACACGATGAGATCGACTGGTGATTACATCAAAGAACAAAAGAAAAGAAAGGAACTTGTACTGACGAACTATGAAGACGTTTCAACAATTCATTGATGATATACCTGAGTTAGATGAGAGCAGCATGTCTCGCATCAAGGCACAGTCTGATAAGGGTGGCACTGCTGTGATGTCAGCATCAAGAGGTAACTTGTCTAAGAAAGAGAATAGAGCAAGAGCGAGGAAACTGGACAGAGATATACGTGGTAAGTTTGGTAAGGGTGCAACCAAAGTGACTGGAAAGTATGATGAAAAAGATGAGAAGACTGGTGAGACCAAAAGAGTCAAGGAAAGAAGTCATGTGATACAGTCTGGTAAGATGGGTAAGAGAAAGTTCAAGAAGGCAGTCAAGTCCTTAGGTAAGAAATATGGTCAGGACTCTGTAATAACTCAGCAAAAAGGCGATAAAAGTGCTACACTAAAGAGAACCAGAAAAGGTGGGTTACCCAAGAGAAACATCAAACTTGGAAAGATGAGACCTGGTAGATCTGGTGAAAACGAAACCCAGAAGAAAGGGAAAACCTTTACCTATGACACAAAGTAAACCTTACGATGACAGTAACTGGAGGGAAGACTACCTCGGTTACAAACATGTTACTAAAAGACAGAGAGAACTTTTAGAGAACGGAGCAAAGAGTTTGTCTCAGTCGTGGTTACTAGGTGCAATGTATAATGAATGGAAGAGAATGAAAGGATACGATAAGTTTGACCCAAAAGAAAATGAGGGTCAGTTTCAATCTTCATTCAAGGACTTGTCAAAAAAATGGATGAAGTAGAAAACCTTTACGAAGATATGGAACGTCTCAACATGTTGTATGAGGAGATGTGTTGGGATCCTAGTGTGAGACTTGAATTCAGAGCAGATTATGAAAACAACAGAATCATCATCAAACCCAGATCTACAAAGTTGGATACTGGACTTTCTTAGTGAACCTAATAAAGTATTTGACAACCTTCCTCCATGTCCTTTTGCAAAGAAGGCATGGTTAGATGGTAATGTAGAGGTCAAAAAGTTTGAGGGATTTGATTCGTTCGATAAAGATCTTGCAAATTGGAATAAGGAAGTAGTAATATACGAGTTCGAGGATACACCATACTTACCACATGACTTAGAGATTACCTGTGCTGTTTATCATGACAGGTATCCTGAGTTTATTTTTTATGATGAGCACCCTACAAAAATAGAAGAGGTGTCAGGTGTTAGAATAAACAGTGGACTTGCTTTATTGATTGTGCAGAAACGTAAGGAATTGGAAGAAGCAAGAGCACAACTAATGAAAACAGGTTATTATGATAATTGGACACCAGAGATGAAGGAGAGGATCATTGACCGTTGAACTAAAGGATTGGTTGAATTCTATCAACAGCACCAAGAAGAACTTGGTAGAGGAAGATCCAGATTGTATCAAGAAGTATCCACCATATATCATCAACAGATGCCTGTCAGGTCACCTTGATTGCATCATGTATGTCAATGAGATGAACATGCATATAGATCTAGACAAGCAGTTGCAATATGACTTTTATCTAAATACTCTCAGATCTAAGAAAAGGTTTGCACCTTGGATTAGGAAAGAAGAGTTGAAGAACCTTGAGTCTATCAAGTCATACTATGGTTATAGTAATGAGAAGGCGAAACAAGTACTCCCACTTCTAACCAAAGAACAGATTACATTTATTCAAAATAAACTTGAGGTTGGTGGATTGAAATGAACGTTATGGAACCTGAGTATCAGTGGTCACCTGATAAAATGGTTGAGATATTATTATCTGAACCAGATGATTTTCTGAAAGTCAGAGAAACTCTTACAAGAATTGGAGTAGCATCCAGAAAAGAAAAGAAGTTATACCAATCATGTCACATACTGCATAAGCAGGGTAAGTATTTTATTGTTCACTTCAAGGAACTGTTTGCTCTTGATGGTAAGAAAGCAAACCTTAGTGTAAATGATGTGCAGAGAAGAAATAGAATCATACAATTACTAAGTGACTGGGGTTTAGTAACAACTGTTGTCGATGAGGTTCTTGATATAGCACCATTGAATCAAATCAAAGTCATAGCGTATAAAGAAAAGAATAATTGGACATTAGAAACAAAATACAATATAGGAAAGAAAAAAACTGTTGAGTAACATAAGATATAACAAAGATAAAAAGCACAGATACGATTGTTGGGAGTACGGATCATTCACTATAAAGAAAGAGATGGTCTTTTCCAATGTCTCTCTCTTAGAAAAGGTTGTAGGTAATCTAAAAAGATTGAGTTGGGAAAAGTTTTATAATGTTGTTATTCCAGAATTTGAATATAAAGTAACTGATCATATATTAGAGATTGAAATGGAATATATTAAGGGTGATTTTATAAGATCTATTCATCACTACAACGTGGTCTATGATGAATTAGTTGAAAGAAAATCAACTTACTCATGGGCAGACTATAATCCCACAAATTACATAGTCAAAGATGATAGAATACATGTAATAGACTTAGATTCATTTGGATACATTGAGTATGAGCATAGAAAAGCAAAGTGGGAGAGACAATTTGGGATATTCGCTCCCCTGATACGATCATACAAAGGTAAAAATCAATTAGATGCTAAGTTATCATGTGATAATTTGCATTATATAAAACTAAAAAGACTATTACAGCAAGTATTCAACGCAAAGGTGGAGAGAGTAGAAGAGAACTACTTTGCTATGATTGATGGTAAGACTTATAATAACTTAGAGGACGTTATGACATACCTAAGATTATTATACAATTATTTGCAGACCGAGATGGATATGAATACTCCACGTCACCAGCAAAGAAAAGATATACTGAGCGAGTTACGGTAAACCCCATCGTACCATAAGTGTATTCTGATATAATTAGTAGTGTCGCCTTCGGGGACATTTACAACTAGACGCTTTAGGAGGTCACTATGTTTGGCACAGATGGCAGTATCACTTTGTCTACTGCAGACACATTCGATTATCTCAATAAGATAAGACGAAACATGATTGGTTTTGATGACTGGTCACAACAGTTTGATACACCAATACAAAACTACCCACCTTATAATACGATAAAGTTATCGAATCATGAGTATAGGGTCGAGGTAGCAGCAGCAGGATTCAAGAAAGAGAATCTAAAAGTCTATACACAAGAAGGACAACTTGTGATAGAGGGCAAGAAGGAAGACGGTGTGGATCATGAGTATGTACATCGAGGACTAGCACAACGAGCATTCACTCGTGCATGGTCATTACCAGAGGAACTTGTTGTCAAGAATGTTAGATTTGAAGATGGTCTACTACTCATAGACATTGAGAAGGTTATACCAAAGGCACAGCAGCGAAAAGATTGGCTCTAAATACATACATGTATTCAAGAGTTCTTAGACATATCAAACCCAAAGACCTTAGAGAGTCACTGACTCTTAGGTTCACAGAAATCCTCAATCCAACCTTTTGGATTGGGGATTCTCTCAAGCCTGAGGTAAATGAGGCATTGATGAATTTTGCAGAAGCATTCGCTGCTTATGTTGATCTAGATGAGAGAGCAATCGTGGATGTTCTTTTACTTGGTGGTAACGCAGGGTATAATTACACACAATACTCTGATCTGGATGTACATATTGTTGTAGATCCTAAGTTTATACCTGATTGTAACCCAGATCTACTTGATCAATACTACATGGACAAGAAAACTCTATGGGAATTGACTCACAACGTCACGATATATGGTGTCAAAGCAGAACCATACATTGAAAGACCTAAGGTTACACGTAAGAAGAGTCAAGGTGTGTATAGTCTTATGAAGAAGACATGGATACAAGAACCTGAAAGAGTAGAGGGTGATGTTGAGGAGAAGGAGATAGAGAAGAAAGTAAACAACTTCAAAACAAGAATAGATGCATTCATCAAGAATGAAAATGCAGAAGGATTGAGAGAACTGGTCAAGAAACTAAGAGATAGTAGGTCAGTCTCATTACAGAAGTATGGAGAGTATGGTTTCGAGAACATGGTGTTCAAGGAGTTACGAAACCAAGGTTATATTGACAAAGTACGTACAGTTGTGGTAAACTTGAAATCAAAGAGTCTTTCATTATGATAAAAATTATATTATTCAAGAACAACCTAGTTCTCGTCACTAGGTTGGAAGAGGTTGGGTCTGAGATGGGAGAACCTGATTGCAAACTTATAGATCCCTTTGAACTAAAGGGTGAGTATCTTGAGTCTTGGCCTTCATTTACAACACAACGTGAAATGATGGTGCATTCAGATAGTTTCTTGACTATAATAGAACCAGACAAGACTCAACTAGATAAGTATCAGGCATTGACTGCAACTAATGTCACAGAAAAATCTTAGAATATTATGGTTATACCCTAACCAACATATGAGAGTGACACCACCTGGTGGTGTTGCTATTATATCTGCTTGTTTGAAGAGAGCAGGTTATCATAATATGGAATTGTTTGATGCTACATGGTATCCAGTAGATACGGATTCGGAGTTTGCTAGACCAGATAGAGATAAGGAGAGGGAAAAAAGACAAATGTTCCCAGAGTATAAGT